AGATGGATTATTCTGGATATTTAGGGTCTCCAAGTTCTATTTCTATAGGGTCTCCAAGTTCCCCAGGAAATCTTATAGATTTTACTACAGTTGGAAATTATCGTACTATTACTTATTCTAAACCATTCACAAATGTAATAAGTATAAATGGGTATATTGCGGACACTCAAAACGAAGTACCTAATTATGTTTTCCTTTATTACGAGTATCGTTGGAGCATAAATGGGGACAACTGGTCTTTGTGGGTTGAATTAACAGATCCTAATCTTAATTTAATCCCATTAAATCCAGATAACCCCTTCTATTTAGAATTTAGGATCACTGCTGTATCTAATAATACTAGTCCAAGTATGAGCCCCGTATTATCGATAGGAAGTACAATCAATCCACCAATAATATTAAATGACCTAGAGCCAGATTTAACATATAGAGTAGTGGATCAAAGAGATTTTGCAACTAAGCCAGCTATAATTTGTTCTAATCAAAAATATGATAAACCTATTATTTTTAATGCCAGTTGTACTAATATTTTTGATCCTTATGCAGTAAATAGGGGTATAAATATAGAACAAGATCTTAGTTTGGCTGTTAATAATCTATTTGGTCATATGATTAATTATTATTCAGTTCAACCAAATGGTAGGGGTAGAGATATTATATTAAGGGAATACAATCTATTTGATGTAGTAGATGAAAAATGTTTAAAAGTATTAGTTAATAAGAATGAATTTGGTGACGGAAAACCTGTATACGACAGTTTTGGTATAATGTTTGAAGAAGCTGGAATACTGGAAGCCCATATAGATAAGAGGTATTTCGAAAGCTTCTTTGGTAAAGGTGCACAACCTAGAAAAAGGGATATAATTTATTTTCCTCTAACAAATAGAATTTATACCATAGAATCAACTTATCTACATAGAGGTTTTGATTATTATCCAATTTATTTCAAATGTAGATTGGTTAAGTATGAGAAAAGGCAAGATACAAGTTGGAATGATCCAGCAAAAGAAGCAGAATTACACGATTATACAGTTAGTGCAGAGGCTCTTTTCGGGGAGGAAACGCAGGACCAAATAGAAAAAAATACAAAACCACAACAATATTATGTTTCTACTCAGAAAAGGGACCAAGATCCTGTAAGAAGTTATATGAGTGTTAATTTACCTATAATAGATTATGATTTAAATAATAACTGGACTATTGTATTTAATTCTTATTATGATTTAGAAACTTTAAATTATGATAATGAAAGCGAAGCAGTTAGATATACTTCTTCCCCTTCTTTAACAAATACAGATGAATTAAGTTTTACTTGTTGGATTAAGATTAGAAATTTTATAGACCAAACAAAATTAGTTCCTAGACCACCTAGGATATTACCAATATCCGGAGTAACCCAAGCATCTGGTACTGCAACATACTCTACCGCCCCTTCAAAACACCTTTTAACAGCAGGAGGATATGTTTCTATCTTAGGTGGAAGTAAAACTGGAGGTTACAAAATATTAAGTATAGATAATACAGGAACTCAGTTTACTATTTTTGATGATGGAACGTCCATAAATTCTTTTACTGGTTGGCAAATGCAAAAAGCAGATTCTAGACCTTTAATAAATGGATATAATGGATCTACTGGTATTAGTATAGAAATGATATACACAGGAACTAATACTATTAGTTCTGACCCTATTACAGTTAGCCCCACCCAAATAATACCCAATTATTTAGAAGCTGGCTCGTTTAGGATATTACTAAATAGCAAGGAAATTTTATCACCATTTGGTTCATCTATTAATAATCCTTCGAGTAATTTTATACCTGCGCTAGACGAATGGTATGGTTTTGTATTCAATCTATCTAATATATTTAACCAATATTCTATAAATGTATGGGGATTAACTTACAATCCTACTAATCCAAGCGTTCAAACATCTAATTTAATTCTTCTACATACAAAAGAAGATTTCTTAAGTATACCATATACATTTAGTTTTCCTGTTGATTTAGAAACAGATCTAAATAATCCTACTTGGAATACGGATAGAAACGCATATAAGATAATGACTAGTCCAATATATCTGACAAATATAAGGATCTTTAAAAATATGATAGCTCAGGAAAAGCAATCTACAGTACTAAACCAGAATATTATAGAAGATTCTCAATTGAGTATTATAATAGATAATGCTAAACCAGCTCTTTCCCTACCTCAATTTGTAAAGAATAGATAATATGAAACATATAAAACTATATGAAGAATTAAGTTTGTGGACCAAAACCCTATTCGGGCTAAAAACCTATTTTTCCTTTATATCAACTAGGTACTATTTTGATACAATGCCGGAACTAAAAAAATTAATAATGGATAATCTACGAGGTGTAATAATAGAGGAAATTAAATCCACCAATCCATATGAATTAATATTCACTTGCGCCGATAAACATACAATTAGAAAAATATATTCATTATTTCCAATAATAGACGTAGAAATAAATTACTCCCAGAACACAAATACAAAAATTCTAATGAGTATTTGGGACCCTATTGAAAAATATCAAATTGGTTCAGCTAAAAATATATGGTATATGGGAAGTATTAATAAATTATATAGAATAAGTTAATTTTATGCCAAGAAGAAAACCAAAACAACAGGTCTCGAAAGAGCAGGAACTTAAGATTAAAAAGCAATTGGATGAAATTCTATTAGCAGATGAGATGCTATCTGGATTATCAACCCCGGATATTCCTCCAATTAAACCAGTCAGGATGATGAATTTTGATGCTGCTAGAGTAGAAGTAGAATCTGAAGCCAAAAGTTTATTAGGATCCCTTTTGAAATTTTATTTAGATGACAATCTAATAAAACAGGATGATTTTGCTCATTATAAATCTAAAATAGATGTACTTAGCATATCTACTATGGCATTTGCTATTAGATCTGCCCAACATAGCATTACTAAATTAATGGATGAAATAGATGCTGGTGGTGGAGGTCAATATATGGCTAGGAATTATGAGGTATTAGCACAATTGCAGGGACAACTATTTTCCATGCCAGAAAAATTCCAAAAGTATATTGCCGAAATGGAAAAGTCATATAAAAATCACGCGGAGGAGAAAAAGAAAAGGGATGCTACTGGTGATGCTATTTTATTAAATAATACGGACGAAGAAGGAGTATCTGGAATATATTCTGGAGGTAATGTAAAAATTAGGGGGAACAAAGCCCTTATGGAAAATATACAAAATTCAATAAAAAACAAATCGGAATACAAGCAAGGTGAAATTGTGACGGATAATAATGAATTAGTGGATCCTAGAAATAAGGATTTAGTAACACCGGAGCAATTTAATATCAAGGATGAAGATGATCCTGGATTTGATATGGACCAAGAGTTATTCTAAATCATTATGGCAACAGAAACATTAGTACAAGAAAAAACAAGTAATTACTGGACAACCGCAAAGGTTAACAGTATAATGAAGAGAGCAGACGAGGAAGGCCTAGATTTTAAATCTATGGATAATCCCTTCCATGAAAATGATCCGGAATTAAAAAAAGGTCAGGTTCTTTTTGAATTAACGGGGTGGGAAAGAATGGAAATGGATAAATGCGCAAATGATGTAATATATTTTGCTAATAACTATTGCCATGTAATGACAGATGATGGTATTATTCAGGTTACATTAAGGGATTATCAAGAACAAATTTTAAGACAATATCAAAATAATAGATTTAATATCTTTCTAAGCCCTAGGCAGAGTGGTAAAACTATTACGTCCTCCATCTTCCTTTTGTGGTATTTACTATTTAACTCCGAAAAAAATGCGATGATCCTTGCAAATATTGGAGATACATCGGCTGAATTGATGGATAAAATCAAAACTATCATGAAGAAATTACCATTCTTCATGAAACCTGGAATTAGTGTATATAATGTGATGACAATGAAATTTGATAATGGATGTAGGGTAATGGCAAAGACTACTACTAAATCATCATCTATCGGTTTTACTGTTCACTTTTTATATATGGATGAGTTTGCCCATATTAATCCAAATTTTATAGGATCTTTCTTTAAATCAGTATTCCCTACTGTGGCCGCTTCTCTGATATCCAGAATTATTATAACATCAACCCCTAATGGAACAAATAAATTCTATGACATTTATACGGATGCCCTTGCGGGAAAGAATAGCTTTAATCCAATTAGAGTAGATTGGTGGCAGGTACCTGGAAGAGATGAAGCATGGAAAATAAAAGAAATAGCTAATCTTGGATCAGAGGAAGACTTTAATCAGGAATATGGTAATCAATTTTTAAGCTCTTCCAGACTTTTATTAGATTCTTTTACTTTAAAAAGGTTAAAAAAGACAGAGGTTAATTTTGTACATCGGGGATTAATGCCATTTGCCAATACAACAATAAATTACGATGAACTAAAATGGCATCCGCTATTTGATCCAACATCACTATGGGAAAGTGATGAGGAGAAAAGATTTGTGGTAGCAGTAGATACTTCTGCGGGTGTTGGTGGTGATTATACAGTAGCAAATATATTAAAAGTTTCTCCTTTACCATTAAATTTAATACAGGATAAGAAATTTTACGAGGATGAATCAGATTTTTTCTGTCTGCTACAAGTTGGTATGTTTAGATCTAATACCATGTCACCAGAGGAATTTAAGCCTTTTATGGAAGTTTTGACAACTCAGGTCTTAAATCCAGAAACTGTTAAAATAGCAGTAGAAGTCGATTTTAAAGGGGAACAGCTTATAGAAAAGCTTTTAAACGGGGATAAAGTATTCGATGAAATGTTTGTTTTTACTAAACACTATGAAAGTTCAAAACAAATGAAAACTGGTATAAAAATGACCCCGGCAACCAAAGAAAGGTGCTGTGAATTATTAAAAGTCAATTGTAGGAGCGGTAGAATTATACCAACTGATAAAATAGGAATTTTAGAATTGAGTGATTTTGGTGAAAATACCAAGGGTAATTATTCTAGCCAAAGTGGTAAAGATGATATAGCCATGACATATGTTATTGCCAATTCTGTATTCGATTATACTGATTTTAATCAATTGGTGCAGGAAGTTTATGATACAATTCCACAAAAATTTAGAGATGCTATCGATAAAAAGATGGAAGAGATTAATGCAGGAGGTGGTGGAACCTCTAAAGATTACGAAGGGGAAACGTGGAACATATTCAAGGAATATTTTTAGTAGATTTTATTGATATATAGTGTTAGGGGTTTATCCGAGTATGGTCCCCCAGAAATCGGATATATACAAATAAAAATAGGAAAATGGCACAAAAAATAACATTAGATCTTTCTGTATTCAAAAGTTCAGGGGTATACACCTTGGAGTTCGACGCTTCTCAGAATATAATACTGAACCCGCAGACAATAAGATTGGTTGTTGGATACTCTAACGTTGGACCTTTTAACACTGCAGTGTATCTACCAGATCCACAAACTGCATTGTCGGTCTTTGGTGATATAGATCGTTCTTTAGAAAAGAAAGGATCTTTTTTTCATAGGTCAATATTTACTTGTTTAAATACTGGTCCTATTTTTGTCGTAAATCTATTAAGATTAAATGATGCTACTACTGATGCTGGAACTCCTGATGTTGCAAATGGTGCAGATGTTGCTAGGTATAGGGCATTTTCTGTAGATACTGCACAAATAAATGGACAAAATCCAACATCCGATTATGCAACTGTAAATACTTACTTATCTAAAGAGGATAAACTTCTTTCTTCCTATTACAATAAGCAAAAATTCTGGTTTCCTGATCCTCTTGCTTTAATTGCTACAATGGATACAACTAATGGAGATAGTACTAAATTATTCAGTTTTGTTAACCTTAGCCAAAATCCAGTAAGTGTTATAATAAAAAAATCATTAGATGCTACTATTCCAATCAGAGGATTTGATATAAGTGCACAGGAATATTATGGAGCTAATAATGTACCATCTTTTCTACACCCTTATGATTATATTTCGGATTACTTTCTTGATGTTATTGTAATTAGTGGTAATTGGACAGATTATTCTACTCTTTCATTGGATCCTTTATACTCTACTTATTTTACAAACAAAGGGTTCATAAAGGAACAAATAGATAATTTCTTAGCCCTAACTAATGTTAATGTACTTTTATCAGTAACAGGATGCTTTATTCCGGATTTTGTTGATCTTAATGGTATTAACCAGGATATTAAAGTGTTGGTTAATAATCAAGTTGGGCAAACTGGTATTCTTTGCGCAGTTAATGACCAAGCATTAGATGATCTTGCTACTGGTGATTATAGTTTAATTGACCTTGTTGGACACCATCTTATAGATTCTTTAGAAAATAATAATCCAACTGTATCTAATCCTAATATAGATTTTTTGAGCTATAACACCCCATTATTCTCTGATTTAGTATACAATCAGAATGTTACTTCTCTATTTGATGCAGTATCTCCTGGTAGTACTCTTAATGAGGCAGGAACTTTATTTATATACAGCTCTATTACTGGTATAAATACTAGTAGTTTTGCTGCTTATAATCCAGCATCGTTGGATAGTGGATTACCATATCTACAAACTAATGCAACTGGTGGTGGTGCAGCAGATTTATTAGCAGCATTACAAACATTCTTAACTTCTACGATAAGTAATCCAGGCCCAACTTATATTCTCGGACAAGCAGGTAATTTAACTGGTAATACAATAGCACTTGCATCTTTCAATAGTTATGACTTAGTAAAATTAAAGGTTGAAAGTGTATCAACCGTAGTAGTTGGAGGAAATCCTCAATTGAGAATTAGGTGGTCCCACCCATTATATACATCCGCAAATCCTTTGGTTGCTCCTTATGCAGATACTAATATAAACTCCACTAGATACCAGTTTGGTTTATCTGATTATTTCAATCGCCAAAATCCTTCTTCTGGACATTACCAGTATGTTGGTTATGAATCTTCCTTAATCTATCAAAATTATGAAAGAGGAGTAATAACAAACGGGGCCGTTATTTATATGGATTGGTTAGGAAATAGTAAACAATATATCGGATTAACCACTTCTGTAGATAGGGATACGTTCTTAACTATAACAATGATTGGTTATAGCGATGCGGATTTAACCACCCTAGCAGTAATTCCAACCTTAGGAAATACATTTACTACAATGGCTACTGGTGCTAGTGATACTGTTGGTGGAAATCAAATCGCAGTTATATCATTATCTGGTAATTTAAACCAAGAAATTGGTATAATGTCTTCTATCTCTTCTACACAGATACAATTAAGTAGTGATGTCGCAACTACAAGTGGTATCGCGGTAGGTAATTTATTAGTATCGACAGATACTGATCTTTTTATACCGTCCCAAAATAGGCTTACAAGGATTACAAAAGTTAATAGGGTTCCTACTGGTAGTCCTGGTATTTACACAATATATGTAACAACAGATAGGCCTATTATGTTATTCCCTGGCACACCATTAATGGTAAAGAAATTCATTGCAATTGAGCAGTTCGTACAAAACTATCAGTTCACATATCTACCAGGATTTAATTTAAAACCTTATCACAAACCAGATGGTAGTGATGCTCAGATAGACAATATATTAAATGTTCTATACACAACTAACATTGCTACTTCTCTTTCAGATCCTAATATTATTACCTTTAGGTATGTAGTAGATACTTTTGATGGCCAAATTAAAACTAATTCTAAATACCAGCTTTCTACACTTGCTATGCAGAGGCAGAAATGTTTAGCTATTATAAATGCTCCTTCTATCGCTAAATTTATGGCATCTACTGATCCTAGATTTACTGATGCTACTACTGCAAGTAATCCAGCACCTTTATTTAATGCTAGCTATGTTGCATCTGGTGGTAACCTATCTCTTAATCCTTCATTTGAATTTACACTTCCTGATGAAGATAATGGAGCTAAGTTTGCAGGTACATTTTCTCCATTCTTAACAATTAGGGAGAACAACAAAAATATAAATATACCTCCTGCAGCTCATGTAAGTAACAATTTCATTAGAAAATTTGTGACTGGTGAACCTTATGCAATCGTAGCAGGACAGAAAAGGGGTATTATATCTGGATCTAATGTTGTTGGTCTAGAGTATGATTTCACCCAAACTGATAGGGATTATCTTGAACCGTTTGGTATTAATCCTATTATCAGAAGGAGAGGTATAGGTATAGTAATTTATGGTAACCAAACAAACTATCAAAGAACTAATAGTGCATTCAATAACTTGCATGTTAGAGACCTATTGATCACCCTTGAAACTAATATCGAAAGTATACTATCAAATTATGTGTTTGATTTTAATGAAGATTCAGTTAGGCTAGAAATTAAGACCCTCGTAGATAACTTCTTAAGTGGAGTAGAAAATGTAGGTGGTATCTATAACTACCTAACAATTATGGATTCTTCTAACAATACCCCTGCAATTATCGACCAAAACTTGGGTATTATAGATGTTATCATTGAACCTGCAAGGGGGATACAGAAATTTATCAACAGAGTAACAGTAACAAGAACTGGTGGTATTAATTCTGGTGGATTCATACAGTTTGGGTAATTTTATTGAATAACCAATGGGTGAATATATAATAACAAATGGCAGGACTATCACATTATTCAACATCAAAGGCTTCTACTTTAAAGTATGAACCTATATTCTTAAACCAGTTCGAGGTTCTTATAACACCTCCGGCTGCTATACCGGTTCCAGCTGGTAATCCAGGTAATGGTAATATCATGCTGGAACAGGTTATTAGTCTCTCTGGCTTGGGCGTAGATAAAAACCCTGGTGAAGTAACGCAGAAGTACAAGAATGCTAAAAGGTACTACTCTGGAGCTGCACCGACTAATACATTTATAGATTTAGAAATTGAATTTGAAATAAACTTGGATATTAATAATTCCATGTATGCTTTTAAGGTTCTTAGGCAATGGTCAGATTTAATATACAATCCACTAACAGGTGGTATGGGCCTTAAGAAAGACTATACTGGTACTATTGTAATTAAGGCTTTTAATAAAGCAGGTGATGTATTTAGACAAATCACTTGTAAGGATGCTTTCCCAATGCTAGCCATTAAAGAAATGGATTTGAATTATATAAATGGCGCTACAAACATTTATAAGATAAGGATGAAATGGGCAGTAGATTATTGGGACGATATTTGGGTTTAAATAAAATAAAAAAATGGCAGGACTATCACATTTTAATTCAGCTAAAGCAGCTGTAGCACTATATGAACCGATTTATTTAAATCAGTTCGAGGTTATTTTGCAACCACCTCCAGCAGTATTTAACCCTGCGGGAAATAGTGGTAGGACTCTATTGGTTGAAAATCTTTTATCTATGACAGGTTTAAGTGTAGATAAGACACCAAACAAACCAGTTGAGCAACACTATAAATTCTCTTTCAGGAGATATGCAGGCCCAGCAGTGGAAGATACCGGTATTAGACTTAAAATGGTATTTGAAACTAACTTGGATGATAATGGATCTAACTACGTATTTAAAACACTTAGGCAATGGTCCGACCTTGTATACAATCCATTAACTGGTGCAATGGGTATAAAGAGTACTTATGCAAATGGTACCTATATGCTTATTAACATCTTCAACAAAGAAGGTGATGTATTCAGACAAATTAAGTTACATAATGTATTCCCGGTAGAAGCAATAACTGCAATGCCACTTTCTTATGATGCAGGAGATAAGCTTTATCAAATTACAATGGATCTAAGAGCAGACTGGTTCGAAGATATTTTCAACTAATTTTAGAGATATATACCTGGTAACTCTGGTAAGAATTACACCCTTTACACCTAGTGTAAAGGGTTAATATTTTATAAGCATGGACCAAAGTGATAAACAGAAACAAGTTAAACAAGAAAATGGAAGTTTGGAGTTTAATGCTTGCAATGTTCTTCCTACCCTTTGGATATGATGCCCTCTTCAAATTAGTGATGGATGCGGCTCATTCTTATTGGGTAGCTGACATTACATTTTACACCATCTCAGGAGCTTTCTTTGTAACCCATTACTATTTCCGTAGAAAAAATAATAAGGACCAATAACGGAAATTTTTGTGTATTTTTGTCTAAAACGATAGATAGAAATATAACAATTTATGGAAAATTACAACGATAGTCTACTAAAGAAACTAGAGGAAAAAGAGAAAGCCAGCGGCTTTGAATACGATTCCCCGAAACAAAAACAATCTTTACCTATAGAGGAAACACCATTGGCAACATCACCACCAAAGACTTCACCTTTAGGTAAAGCTTCTTTTGCACAAGAACAAGAAACCCTTGGAATGGAATCTCCATGGAAACCATTACCATTAATAAACCTACCTTCCGAGGGATTTGGCTACCCAGATAAATTAGAGATAGCAATTCGGGCATGTGAGGTTGCAGAAATTCGTCATTACTCTACGATAGATGAATATGATCGTATTGATGTTGATGATAAAATCAATCACATTCTTAGTAAGAATACCCAAATTAGATATAGTGGTGGAGTATTACATTATAAAGACTTATACCAAGAAGATCGTTTCTATATCTTTATGGTTATTAGAGATATTACTTTTGCTAAAGGAGAAAATAAATTAATGCTTCCTATAGCTAAGGAATGTAAAGAAGAGAAATGTATTCTTGGTAATGAAATAGAATTACGCTCCAATTTATTAACGAATTTTAAATTACCAAAAGAACTAATTAGGTATTATGATGCAGATAAAGGATGTTATATTCTAACTCCAAAGAATGGAGAGAAGGCAATTGAATTATTCATACCTACTATTGGTATTGTAACAGGGATTAGAAAAATCTTAAAAGCCAAAAAAGAAAGTGGCAAAAAGTACGACGAAGCATTCTCTGGATATTCTACTTTCATTTTACCAAATTGGAGGGATTTAGATGAAGGTCTTTATGACCATTATGAAAGGGAATCAAGGAATTGGAGTTATACGCAGTTCAATGTAGTAGACCAAATCACAAAAATGATTACGTTTGCTACGAAGAACCAAATTGCTCTTAGTTGTTCAAAATGCGGTGCCGAGGTCACCGCCCCCCTTCGATTTCGAGGAGGACTTCGATCCCTTTATAGTATATCAAATATCTTTGGAGAACTTCTCTAATATTAGAAGACAACTTGCTAAACATCCCCATAATATCTCTTTCTCTGAATTAGATAAGTTATCCTTTTATGAATATGAGGATATTGTAGAGAAGATTAATGATGAAATAGATAAGGAAAACCAAAAAAGAACAGAAGAAGCAACCGGCCTGGTTTCAGTGTTTAATTTAACACCAGGCAAACCTGCAAATATATAAGATAATATAAATCTTTAAATGGCAGAGGAAAAAAATGAAGTAAATAAGGATATAGATCTTTCTACAGAAAAGGCTAGGGTTGATTATTTTGCTTCCGCTAGACCAGAAGAAAAAGAGAATTTTGTTAAAAATCATCCTGATGTAACAGACGATGGTTTTGATAATATCCTTAGTAGTGCAATTGGAAATTCATTAACACCAGATTTTGGATTTAATTCTACTAAATATGATACACCAGAGAAAATAGATGGGGTAAATAGGAATATAGGAAGTGAAATAGAAAAAATAACGGGAACTCTTGATAAAGGAATATTGGGAACCCCTGATTTATCAATAACAGTTAGCCCGTTTGATGTAGATAATTCAGAAGCAGGAAATAAATTAAGAATTGCGAGTGGACAAAATCTAAAGGGTCTAAATGAATATATTGGGGAATTAGCAAAAAAAGAAATAGATAGAAATGATTTACCGGAGGGTCTAAAATCTAATGACCTTAAGGATTTATTAGATGCTCAAAACCTAACAATAAGTAATTATTTAAAGGAATTAGGATTTCCAAGAACAGAAGATTATAAAGGTCCTAATAATCCACAACCGGATCTTGGTAAGTTATTTTCAAATGAAAATACAGGTTCTCCAACAGGAACTATAAATGAAACCAATGTTAGAAACGAGCAAATAAAAACAGAAACAAGGTCCTTTACTGAAATTAATTCTATTGTTCCGGTACAGCCTAAATTATTTGAACCTATAAATAATACTCCTTCTCCTATATTAAATGAAATTCCTCGTGCTAATATAGAAAATATTGTAGTTCCTTCAAATACACAAAATACATCTATAACTAATAAAGAAACAAAACTAACATCTCCAACAAGTGTAACAAATACTAATAATTCTAATTCCTCTACGAGTATTAATACAACTAATCCAAATATAGTAAATATATCAAGAACAAATGTTTCTGAATACAAACAATATGATCCTTTAGATGAGATTAGTTGGGAACTTGGAATTACTCCACTGGTTCGAAATAGCGAGGTGGAAGGAATTAAAAGTGAGATACATCCAAAGAATGAAGCGACATCCTCTGTAACTCCTTCTGGAACATATGATCCTATAGATGATATGGAACGTCAGTTGGGTATTAAAGAAGAAAAGGGATTGGTATTAAGGAATGAAACTAATCCAATTAATGAAGTAAGCCCAATTGTTAGCGATAATAAAATGATGGGATTACAAAAATCTAATGGAACTTCTATTTCTTCTCAAACACCTTCTATTCAATCTACTGGTGGATTAAAAATAACTTCTGAAGTACCAAGGGTTGAAAGATCTACACCAAATAGTTTAAGAGAAGTTCAACATGTTGCTCCCCCACAAAAACAAGAAATTATAGAGGATGTTACAACCATTGGTAAACAAAATCAGGTACACGAGGAAAAACATATATTTAAAACAGATCAGAATCAAGAAATATCTAAATCACCAGAAAAGACTGTACCTGCACAGGAACCACCAAATTTTGAAAGGCTGGAAGGAATAATGCTCCAAATATTAAGCGTATTGAAGGGGCCATTGCTAACTATTGACAGCAAGGTAAAATATTATTAAAAATAAAATTTTTTTATTCTGAAACTTTTGATTAAATTAGCATATCATAATAAAATAAAACAAAAATGACAAAATATACAATAAACCCAGACACTAAAGAAAAGTTAATTTCTTTTCTGGAACAATCAGTGTCTGCTAATAATATTCTGGAAAAAGAGGAGCTAGATACGGATGATATTAATACGGTATTGGCTGTATTAGGAAAATTTCCTGCGTCTATGGTTTATAGTTTGATAGAAGATTTAAAAATCAGTTTAAATCCAGTGAATAATGGATCAGGAGAATAAAGTATTTTATAAAACCCTCACAAAAGAAAATTGCGAAGACGAAAAAAAATTTAGACTTGATAATGTATATCTTAAAATGGCCAAAACATGGGCAGAATTGTCAAGATGTACTAGGAGTAAAGTCGGATGTTTAGTAGTCAAGGACAAAACAATTATAGCTGATGGATTTAACGGGACTCCAACTGGTTTCCCGAATCCTTGTGAGGATGGAAACGGGGATACCATTAAGTGGGTGCTACATTCGGAAGCCAATGCTATTACAAAATTATCTAAAAATACTGTTAGCTCATATGGTAGTACAATGTATATTACCTTATCGCCTTGTTATGATTGTGCTAAACTAATTATACAAGCCGGAATAAAAAGAGTAGTGTTTTGTGAATTTTATAGGAATACTGAAGCATTGGAACTTTTAAGCCTCGCTAAGATTGAGGTAGATTATTTGGATTTAGAAAAAACTCATTAAGATATATGTCAAAAAACATTCAGGAATTAGCAGAAAATTATTTACAATCCTCATCAGAAAGGGACTTTAAAAAACTCTATGATAGATTAAAACCAGGCCTACTAAATCATTGCAAAGGTATTTTAGTAGATGAGGAAATTGCCGAGGATGCAGTTTCCAAAACCTTTGAAAAAATTTGGACAAAATTAGAGCAATATGACTCGGATAGAGGTAACTTCTCGACATGGGCTTATAATATTGCACGAAATGAGTCCTTATTAATTAAGAAGAACTCGGTACGTTACACCCCATTGGTTTATGAAAATGTAAATCTTGCTGATAACAACGGAGAAGGTGGACAAGGAGGAGCGTTTAGAGGAGATCATGTAGAATTAACCCCAGGTATTGCAGAATCCTTTTCAGATCCAGATTGGGATTTACAAACACGAGAGATGAAAATGGATGGACTCTATACGGATGTTGTAGATAAAATTCAGGATTTACCAGCTATATATAAGGATATTCTTATAGATAGAGAGTTAAACAAAATGAAATATCAGGATATTGCTACTAAGCATGGTATGAAGAAGAGAGCAGTAGCAACTAGGATACGGAGAGCAAGAATAAAGGTCCGTGAAATGTTTCCTGGTATAAAATTAATATTCAATGATTAGTATATGATAAAAATACATAAGGTCATAATAGACATTAGAAACTATTTTAGTTTACGTAAAATAGCAAAGAAAGAATCCAAATCTTCTCCTATGTGGGCGAAGCAAGGATTAAGGATAGATTGGATTGGTAGGATTTATACAGTTTATAATATGCCACCAGAAGTTACATTAGCTCCTGATATTCCAAGAGCAGCATGGATAGCATATGTCATAGAGCAAACAAAACCTCTTAATGAATATCTTACCAGCCTAAATCTTCAGGAAATACTTGTTCCTGATTATAAGCTAATTCCCGGTACAGAATCTTTCCTTTTGCTTTATAAACCATATTTTCAAGAATTGGGTTGGAGATGGTTTTTCACAAGGGCCCTATTTTGGTTTTGTGTATTTTTCCTTCAATATAAATTCCATTTATTTACTAATGTCTATCATTGGGCACAACACTTATTTTAATGGAAGGAGAAATACAAATTGTTCGCAAAGAACAGAAATGGGGAAGATCCTATATTGTAACTAATGGTGAGGAAAATTATATATTGCCCTCTGTTACTACGGTGCTCAAATTATTAACGGGGCCAAAATGGGAACCAATTAGGAAAGAAATGGGAGAAGTGAAATGGGATACGTTATTAGATAACGCTTCTTATAGGGGAACAGTAATGCACTCTATGCTAGAAGCCTTTCTAATTAAGTATTCCGAAGACTATAATGAAGAAGAAGCTTTACTCTCTGCACAATTAAAAGCCAAATCTATATTAGACGAAGATCCTTCAAGGGCACCACAGGTTAAAATTGGACGTGACCTATTTTGGAATTTCTATCATGAAGAATTTTGGAAATCTATTAAAAGAGTTGTCCATAATGAAATATTTTTATGGACAACTTTTAAAGGGGGTTGGGCAGGAGCATGTGATTTTATTTATGAGGATTGGAATGAGGATCATGTAGTAATAGATTTTAAAAGTTCCTCTACTATTAAAATCGAGGAAGATATAGAATCCTATTTTTGTCAAATAGCAGCGTATATGTTTATGTACGCAGAAAGGTATGGTATAATGCCAGCAAGAGGAGAAATTTGGATTTCTAATGTTGAGGATGATACCATTCAAAAATTTATAGTTAATGGTAATGAATTAAAACCTCATCTGAGGAAATTTATTTCACTCTTACAGGAATTCCAGGAAAAAAATGAAATTATCGGAAACATTTTAAAGGCATCGTAATATAATAATAAAATATAAAAATGGAAAACGCAGGAAAACTAAAAGTTAATGGAGTAGACCAGGAACAATTCTCTAAGACATACCATAATGTTACTGGTGAAGAAGCACCGGAAACAACAACTGTTGATCCCGAGAGGATTAAGAAAGCCCAGGAAGCATTGGATTCAATGAGGAGCGAAAATTCGAGGAGGGAATATTTGGTAAAGATGGATGTAAGGCTTCTTGAATTCTATGAGAACTTTATGAATTTCCAATCACCATGGAAAGGTAAGGAAGCTTTGGGTGTTTTAGAAGTGCTAAAGAAGATTGAGAAAATTAAGTCTGATGGCATAAAGGATAATGCAGTTTACCTTAATAATCTTCATATAGAAGCTACCCATTATTTCCTTACTAAATACGAAGGTAAAGGATCAGCTATTGTTGCAGATTATGTAAATCTATATAAGAATATAGAGGATGCACTACAGAGGGTATCCGCAGATAATATGAAAACAAAAGACCTTGAGAAGGAGTTAGTTGCTGCTCAGCAAGGTATTGAAATGTGTTAATTTTTTGTCATTAACCTCCCCTATAGAAACTCCCTAATAAATTGGGGAGTTTTTTAGTGGGGATATATAAAACATATGAAAAATAGTAGAATATTTCCATGGATTGTTGCTCTGGCAGCATTTTCTGTTTCTGGTTCCGCTGCCTATTATTCCGTATATGGTATAAGTAAAATGTTTGCTGGAGCATCCACAAATGTTATGATAATGGCTGGAAGTCTTGAATTTTCCAAATTGGTAATTGCATCTCTCTTGTATAGTTATTGGAGCAAATTAAACAAAATTTTAAGAACTTACCTAACCATTGCTTGTTGTATATTAATACTTATTACTTCTGCGGGTATTTACGGATTCCTTTCGGCAGCTTACCAAGAAACTTCTAATAAGGTAGAAGTTTTAGATAAACAAAATGGTGCATTAGATAAACAAAAACTTATAGTTCAATCTGATGCAAAAAGATATGAGTCCCAAATATCATTAAAGGATAATAGGATTAATTCATTAAGTGATATTAAAGCTAAACAACAGGGAACCATGGACAATTTGATTGCAAAAAATATGTCCACTCATAGTATAAAGTCACAAATGATTTCTATAGATCAGGAAATTACAAAATTGGATAATGAGGTAAAAGTTCTAAATGATAGCTTGAGTTCCAAAAATGAAAAATTAAAAGAACTAGATCTCCAATCTTTATCTCTCCAAACCAATCAAGATGTGGCCAAAGAAGTAGGCCCATTAAAATATATTGCTAAGTTAACAGGTAAATCTTTAGATCAGGTTGTTAACTGGTTCATCATAGCCTTAATGCTTGTTTTTGATCCATTAGCAGTGTCCTTAGTGATAGCATTGAATTTTCTTTTAAGTGCAAAGAACAGCAAAAGAACTGCCGTTGCGCATACACCAGATGATAAAGATATTGAGGAAAAATCGATAGAAGAAGACCCTATGAAAGGGGGAGAAGAAATTCCTGACTTTCTTTGGGAATTTGAGCCGGCTGATAACAGGGATTTACCATTTGAAGTTATAGATCAAGATCCAGAACCAGAACAGGACGAAGAAGAAGAATTACCAATACCAATAGAAGGTATTAAAGAGACACCTAATAATGATATAGTAATAGAAATGCCGCTAGAAAACAAAAATATTAGTGATAATCATACAGAAGTTCAATATATACCACATACAGACCCAACTAATTTAAGATAAATGCCGAACGTACTTTCAACAGATAAAACCTTAATACAGGGTTTTGATTGTAATCCACAGAAACAAAAGAAAATAATCTTCGAAGGATGTACATTAAAAATCATCTCTGGTAGTAGTACCTTATATGGATTAGACCTTTGTAGTTTTGGACAATTTGGTTCAGAGAATGGGGGAAGCTTTAAGAAAAGCTACTATATCCCAACTGGGGGGACCTATACCTTATTTGGGGGTAACATAGCACAGGAACAGGGAGAAGTAGGAATGATTGTGGTACAGGTAAATTATGATAAATCAATTCCTATCGAGGATCGCTACATAACAATTAATTATAAGGGTAGTGTATTTGTATGTGGCCCCCTTATGTTTTTAACCGGTACAACGGAGGACACACAGGTATGGCATGGATGGGATTTAGAACCATATAATATGTCTGCACCTCCAATACATTTTAGCCCACAGATAGACCCAAATATAACATCACCGGACTTTACCCTTGGAGGTATGTTAATATACAATCCTACAATAGGTGAAGTAGAGGTACAAATATTAGTTATGAATTAATGGCAACACCACCACTAGTATGTGCAGCTGATATAGCGAATAGTCTAATAGAAAGAACATATTTTGACAGATGTACTTTATTAATTACCCAGGACTCATCCTTAATAAATTCGATGAGCTTTTGTAATTTCTCTATGGACATAGATGATTTTTTTACACAACATACCAGATTAAAGCCAATGGGCGCATTCTTGTTGGATGATGCAGGTCTTGGAAATTCATTTGGTGAGGTTAGTTTTCTCTTAATAAAGGTTACATATCCCACTACTTTTACTTCCTATGCTGATAAATATATAGATCTTAAATATTTGGGAAATACTTATCCCATAGGAGAATTACATATTTGGACAGGTAATCCAGGCGCAACAGGTGGACGTGGAGTAATAGTAGCACCAGGAAATAGTGAGTTTACTAGTCCTTATTTTTCAACTGGTGGTATTGTAATTTATAATCCACATTCTAATTATGTAGATTTGGATATTATTATAGCAACTAAGGTAGTAGATGATTCTGGAATAGATGCAAATAATACAACAACTGCAGATCCTAGGGACTATTAAATAGAATAAAAAATTAGAATAAGGGGTATATATTTGATGCCCTTTAAAATCCAGGATAAAACGGATATATAGATCAAGTAAAATAAAACTCCCCCATAAAATGGAAAAAATGAATTACGAAGAGAAACTTTCAAAATTAGCTATGGATAAGGCTAAGGATATAGCTCAATCTTTGAACGAAAACTGGAGAGGATTAGATAGTAATAGAAAATCTACTAATGCCGGCTCTTATGTAGACGGGATTAAAAAAGCAATTCTTAATGAGTCAGATGGTAGTACAGAGGCACCTAAGAAAGGTTTTTACTCTTTAGGTCTAAATCACACTATTCTCGCATTAAGAAATACTTCCCTATACGATTTACCAGAAGGTAAAATAATGTTGGAAAGATATATGAATGATTTAAACATTAAGGGTATACCTGAGGTTTATTTATTCGAAAGCTTCCTTAGGGACCTTTCTAATTTTTCTTGGGAAACAAATGCAAAAGCTACTTTAGATAACCTTGAAAAGGTTTATGAAGCTAATGTAAGAGAGATTCTAGTTTTAAAGACTATAGCAGACCTTAGAAATTCTGGGGGGAGAGAACTTTTTTCTGGTCTATCCGAATCATTAACAGAATGGTTAATGTCACCTAATAGGGTTTCTGAGACACTTCTATTCGAAATGAAGAAATGGGCATTTACTCCTGCTATTAAGGGTTTAATTAATAACATTTCTCTTTTAGAATCTAAATCTGCTACTAAATTAACTATTAAGTCTGATAATTCTAACTGCGAAGTTAAAAGAATTATTGCACCCAGCATGGTAGCAGAAAGTTATACTATTCATGCAGTTGGAGGAAGATTTTTAAAAATTGGTAATGGCAAATTATCAATTATGGAAAAGAACGAAGTATCTAAACTACCTGGTAGATTTCTTAATTCTGTATCTTCCTTAAGGGGACAGGACATAAAGATTACAGAAAATGGTGTTGATTTTGTTGCACCGAGAACTAAAGTATCTGTAGTATTTGAAAATGGAGAAAAGAATGTTTATTTAAATGGCAGAAATATGCCATTAGAATCACTTGGAACTACTCTTTCTATAGAATTTAGGAATTATTTTGGTAATTCTGCTCCTATTGTTGAAAGGGTAATGAATATGGTTAAGTATTCTGATGAATTAGCAGAATTGGATTTTGCAAAATCTATTAAATCTAAGGTATACGAAGGTGTAGAAGCTAACCTTTTCAAAGTTGGTAAGAAAATCTACGTACAGAGAGTTAATCCTGGCATGAAGAAGAACGAATTATTCGAAGCTAATGGTAACCAAACAGTTAATTTAGTTAAGGAATTTATTGGTTTTGATATTTCTGAGTCACTAAGTGAATTCTTAGATGGCGAAACTAGGGTAAAATCTATAATGTATAATGATAAGAAGACTATAGCAGACAACATGAAAATAGTTGAAGGCGAATTATTTAAAATAGAAGGTCTTATTAAGGGTAATCCAATGGTTGCTAATGCACCAGAAATATTGGCAGCAAAAGAAATGCTTGCCAATGAATCTGAAATACTAAAATCTCGTTGGAATGAAATTAATGTAGAAATCGAAAGGTTTGAAAAAGGATCTAAGAAAATCGAAATTAACGAAAGAGGTACTTATGGTATTGACACAGCAATTAAGATTAAGAGGAATGGTGTAAAAGGAACAATTATAGGAATTAATAGTAATTCTAAAACTTATACCGTTATGACCGAAAAGGGTGGTAGTGGTGAATATTTCTTTAGTGATGTTATAAATGTAGCTGACGAAATCGAAAAAGTTGATATTAATCCAGTAGTAGAAGGGGCAGATATAGACAATTTGAAAAACATGAACCTTTCAAACGTATTAGACAAAGACACGGAAAAGGTTGTTAACAAGCCTTCTGGAACATCTGCTGGTACATTTACATCTAAGGAAATTGGAGGTAAAGATAAAATGACTGGTGGTAAAAAGGGGGCAAAGGATATTGAGAACGAAAAGAATATGAATCTGGCTACTTTAAAATTTAAGGAAGCAAGTGGAAAAACTGAAGGACCTACTGGTTTACAAGGAAAATCTAATATGGCAAATATTTTAGGGTTTAAAGGTGGAGCAGGAAAAGCAGCAACGAAAGAAGTAAAGGGAACTAGTAAAGAAGACAACAACATGGCTAAAATGCCGGGGGGTAATGCTAAAGGTGGTGCAAAAGATATCAACAAGGAGTCAGCAATGAACCTAGCAAAACTTCCTAAGGGAAAAGCAAAAACAGCATCTAAGGATATTGATAACACTAAGAACATGAAATTGGGTGAATTACCAAAAGGTGAAAAAAAGAAAGTTGTTAATAAACCATCTGGAACATCTGCAGGTTCGGTAAAAAACAAATTAACCGAAGGTAAGGAGCAAAAAAATGCACCATTAGCAGTAGCACCTGGTAAGAGTGCACCAGCAGGTAAGAAATTTATAGAAAAAGCATCTGATTCTAATATGGCTAAAATTCCAGGATCAACCAAACATAATGGTAAGCCTTTTCACAACAATTTGAAAAATTCTAATCTATCTACCCCTCCTGGTATGAAGGGAGCAACAAAGGGTAACACATTAAAAATGTTGAATGGTAAAGTTAAAAAGGGTAAGTAATTTTATAAAAATTTAGTTAAAGACCTTGCTATTATATAGCAAGGTCTTATTCTTTTTAGGAAGGTTTGGAAACTTATATTAATTAGCTCTCTAAAAAGAGAGTTGAAGGCCCTTTACAAGGTCTTTTTTAGTACTCGCTAAGAGGCTAACAAAATAATTCATATCTTAAGATGGAATACGTAAAGAACAAAGATCTAAAAAGAGCACTACTGGAATCTAGGGACAACAATAGATTAACACCAGAGACTATTAAGATGTTTACCCTGATTGTTGCTGGCCTATCTAAAACATTTCCTTATCGTGATCCGCAAGACAAAGAGGATTGTCAGGCATTTGGCATGGAGGATTTAATTAAGTATTGGAATAGATATAATCCTAACAAGTCTGATAATCCATTTGCTTTCATATCCCAGATTGCTAAAAATGGTATGCAGAAGGGTTGGAAAAAGATACATTCCTTAAGGTCCGTTAAAACTATAGCTTTTTCCAGGATAGTAAGAGAAGATAACGAGAATTATAATGTATAACTATGGATCGGCAGGATATAAAAAAACTAAAAGCAAGTGAGAAATATCTAAATGGTAAATATAGACCATCCAATATAGACAAATATATTGGGGATATAGACTCTATCATATTTAGGTCCTCTTGGGAATTTAGATTTTGCCAATACTGTGATTTAAACCAGAATATTGTAAAATGGAGCTCCGAGCCTCTATCGATAGAGTATTGGAGCCCCATTGATAAAAAGATGCACAGATACCATCCGGATTATTATGTAAAGGTATTACAAAAGGATGGTACTACAAAAGATTGGATATTGGAAGTAAAACCGAGACACCAATACGCATTAGAATGTAAGCCAGTAATAACCGGTAAAGTAACAGAAAAGAAACTAAAAGCCTATAACGATAAATTATCTGTTTGGATTATAAATAGATGTAAGTTTGAGGCGGCAAAGAAATTTGCGGAATCGATAGGATATCAATTTGGTACTATAGATGAATCATTTGTATTTGGATAATGGACTTTAAAAAAATATATGAAGAGGCTTTAACAGAAGCAGGGTCAATAGGAAATCTATCGAAAAAGTCCTTTGATAACTATGGAGAAAAATATGCCAAAGTTGCTAATTCTGAAAACACTAATAAACTTATAGCAGGAAAACTCTTTACCTTTTATTATAATTCTAAATATAAACAGGAAAATGGATTTATAAATAGAAGGCCTCTTCTATTTATTGTATCAGATAAACCCATACAAGGAAAAAGAATACTAAGGGGTATAGATTTAATGCTGCTCCCCCCAATGGACCGTTTAAGGTTCATAATAAGATTTACTAACATCTATCAAAAACCTATAGAAATAAACCAGGAAAAGGTAGAGAACGATATTCCTAATGCACAAATGCCTTTATTATTTACGGAAGAACTTTTGGAAACATTATTCGGTGGTATCAACTATAATCATTCATATACCGGCTTTAGAATGGAGAGTATTCAAAATTTAAAAGAGATCCCTATTACTGATTGGCATAATATGATTTATCTAAATACAAAATCTATAGAGGGTGCTAATATTGAGGAAATATATAACAAATTCAAATAATGGCAGGATTTACAGATCAAGGAGGTGGTAGTACTACCTTCTTTAAAAAAGCGCTCGACGGACTAAAAAGAATTGGATCTTTTGGAATGTATTATGGTGATATGGTTGTGAAAAACTCACAATCTGTCGGTGTTACCGAAGCTATGTTTCTACAGAAAGGTGGAATAGAAGATGAAAATTTCTTATACTCATTAAGAAAATCGGATACAACAAGCAAACAATACATTGCCTATTTCGATAAGGACTATAAATCCAAAAGATTATATCTTGGTCAATTTTCTATGAATCCTGAAATAGAATATATTTTGGATACTCTTTGTGATGAGTGTATAGTTTATGATCAAATGAATTTCTTTGCGGGACTTTATAATAGTGACATAGAAGGAATAGGGCCAGAAAAGGAAAAGAAATTACATGATAGATTTAATGAAATTTATACACTATTTGGTTTTAATCAGGATATTGCAGCATGGCACTACTTTAGAAGATTTCTGGTAGAAGGTATATTAGCATTTGAAATAATTTTCGATGATAAAGGTAAAAATATTATTGGATTTAAGGAATTAGATCCTTCTTCGTTACTTCCATCTACGGAAAAACAGCCAGATGGAAGTTTCGTAGAAGTTTATATTCAGTATCCGGATAATCCACAGATGACTAGGAAATTATATGACTCGCAGATAATCTACTTATCTTACGCAAAAGGTAATACTACTTCAAGGGTTAGTTATGTAGAAAGACTTATTAGGTCATTTAATCTTCTTCGTATTATGGAACATACAAGAATAATATGGAACGTAATGAATTCATGTTATCGTTTAACCATGACAGTTCCAATTGGAACTAAATCTCCTCAAAAAGCTAAACAAAGATTGGGTGAATTGATGAGTATCTATAAAGAGGATATTAGATTAAATTCAGATTCGGGGGAGCTATCTATTAATGGTAGACCAAATCTTCAGTTTTTTAAGAACTATCTAATGCCCAAAACTCCATTAGGAACTCCTGATATTAAACCATTAAGTAGTTCTGGTGATGCAGCAGCATTTACTGATGTAAAGGCATTAGCATTCTTTTCTGATAAATTAAAATTGGACTCTAAAATTCCATATACAAGATTTGATAGAGATGATAAAGGGACATCTGGAACTTATTCAGGAAACGCAGAAGGTCTTGATCAGGAAGAAATTAGATTCTTTAAATTTGTAACAAGATTACGTTCTATTTTTCAGGATATTTTAGTTAAACCAGTTTGGGTTCAATTTTGTTTAGATTATCCAGAGCATCAGAAGGATTGGCTTATTAAAGGTCAATTAGGTTTAGATTATAATAAGGATAATGATTTTGCAGAAAATCAATATAAGTCTTTACTTGCATCAAGAAAAGATCAAGTAGCTAAAATAGCAGGTCTAATTGATTCTGATGGTAATCCTTATTTCTCTTTGAATTTTGCTATTGATAGATGGTTATCAATGACAGACGAAGACAAGGCACTTAATTTGAAGTTTAAGAAGAAAACAGACGAAAGGAAAAAGAAGGCAGCAGAAACAGCAGGTACAGATACTTCTAGTACAGAGGGATCAACAACTGGAGAAACAGAAGGTTCGTTAGAAGATACTACAGAAACAACAGAACCAACAGATAGTACTTCTACCGAACCTGTAAATAATAATCCTAACTCCGAAGAGAATAAACCAGTGGATGACGGGGGATCATTTGAAAACGGGGAAGCTGGAAAAGATAATACACCAAAAAATAAATAACTAAAATATGGCTGGTTTTATAGACAATCCACAAAAAGGTAATAGTGCAATATCAAGAATCCTAAAAGTTGTTAAAGGAATAGGTTCCTTTGGAATGGAGTATAAGGATATGGTTATTAAAAATTCTCAGGCTATTGGTATGACTGAAGCCGGTATGAGGGAAAGAAGTGGATTTAGTATGGAGGATGAAGAATTTATTTATTCCCTTGCTGCACAGGACACATCTAATAGAAAATATATTGCCTATTATGATAAGGATTTACCATTCCAGAGAGAATTTTTAAGGTCTTTTGCATTAAACGCAGAAATAGAATGGATATTAGATATTGTTACAGATGAAGGAATAGTTTATGATGATAAGAACTTCTTCTGCTATCTTTCTACTCTTCAATTGGATTTAAAAGAAGAGGTTCTTAAGAACCTCCGTGAAAACTTTAGGAAGCTTTACATGCTTCATGGATTTACTAATGGTACCTCTGCATGGCAATATTTTAAACAACTTTTAATAGATGGGTTTTTAGCTTTTGAAATAGTATATTCTGACACTGGCAAAAAGATCGTTGGTTTTAAAGAATTAGATCCATTGTCATTAGCACCAATTATAGAAAAGCAAGAAGATGGTACAATGGCACAAGTATGGTATCAGTATTATGGTGATACAGTTAGACAAAGAAGACTATACGATTCGCAGGTAATCTATATTTCCTATGCTAAATCAAACACTATGTCTAGGATTAGTTATACACAAAGATTAGTTAGGTCTCATAATCTTTTAAAGATTATGGAACATAGCCGTATAATTTGGAACGTAATGAATTCCCAATATAGACTTAAAATGACTATTCCAGTTGGAACTAGATCCCCACAGAAAGCTAAAGAAACACTCGGTGAATTAATGAATGTCTATAAAGAAGATATTAAATTTAATACTGATACAGGTCAATTAGAAGTAAATGGTAGACCAAATTTGCAGTTTTATAAAAACTTTCTATTCCCTGTAATGAATGGCGAACAACCAACTATTGAAACAATGAATAATACAGGACCAAATCTAAATGTTATAGATGTTCTTGGTTATTTCTTTAATAAACTAAAATTAGATTCTAAAATTCCTTTTAATAGATTTGCAGCAAGATCTGGAGGAGCAGTTGGTACATATAAAGTTGGTGCAGAGTCTGCAGAAAGGGACGAAATAAGATATGGTAAATTTATTAATAGGATTAGATCTATATTTCAGGAGATAATTATAAAACCATTATGGATACAAATGACATTAGACCATCCGGATTTAAAGGATGATAGTGTATTTAGATCTCAGCTTGGTATTAAATTTAACTCTGATAACTATTTTGGTGAGTCCAGAGAAATAGAACAAATGTTAAAGAGTATAGATTTTATTACTGCTCTTGGTGATTTGAAAGAAAAGAAAGGAGATGTAGAAGAATCACACTTTGACCAGGACTTCTTAATTTATAGGTATCTTGGATTATCTACAAAAGATATGGAACTAAACGAAGCCTATAAGAAGAAAGAAAAAGAAGAAGGTGGATTGGTTGCATTATCTGGAGTTGGATCTTCTGCTACAGGAGATGATTCTGGTAGTAATGGTGGAGAGCCTTCTTCTAGTTCTAGTTCTGATACCTCATCTACCCCAGAAAGTTCTACTGAAGATAGTACATCTAGTTCTACTGATACCGAATCCAATACTTCAACTGCTGGAACTACACCTACTACAGCTACTACCCCTACTGCTACGCCACCAGCCGGAGGAACTACACCAACAAATGAGGCTTAAATATATTTAAAATAAATTTTTTAC